CCGCCTTGACGGCGCGTACACGGATGCGCTTAGGCACCGCCAAAGGCACAGCTAAGGCCAATCGCACCTTGTCCGCCCCTGCGCGTGTAAACCACTTCTTGCCGTCGATGGTTGCGTGCTCGTCAGGGGCCAACTTCTCGTCTCGGATGCGAGCAAGCTCAAAACGAGTGATCTTCAGCTCGTCCGCGAGGTCCTTGAAGGACACTAGGTTAGTAGAATGCATTCTTAGGGCGGGTTATGGCCATCTGGCCGGGGGAAATGTGCCTAATGTCGGCTATGGCAGCATACCGGAGGACATCCACGGGGTCTTTCCACGCCTCATCCAGCCCACCCTCAGCCGTATACTCCTGAATGGCCGTGATGATGTTCTGACAGCGGTTGCTGATGTAAATGCGGGGCCGGTTGACGCTGTCCATCGGCTTCTTACGGTCGTAAGCCATCTTGGTTTGCAGCGCCTGAAGCCCATCTTCGATGTCCAGCCCCGGTGCGGGCACAAACACCAACGCATTGTCGCTCAAATCCTCGATGATGGACGACGCGCCGTTCTGGGTTTGGTACTTTTGGGCACCTAGGCGGGGGTCGATGAGTCTTTCAAGGGGCTTCAGCCCCAAGTCCTGCTCAATCTGGCCAATCAGGGCCACATAGTCGCCTATCCCATACCCCAAGCCCTTGGCACCGGGGCCATTCATCCACTTTCCGCCCCGCATTTCAGCCCACTCACCCACATTGATGTCGGGCCACTCAGCCACCACGTACCAAGTGTCGCTGGGATCGACCACAATCCAGCACATAAACCAGTTTTTGCGCCCCGCAGGGTCCAGCACCATATAGTGGGTGCAGTCCTTCTTGGGTATCTTCTCCGGTTCAATGACGTTCACCTCAAGGGAGAAGCCCGGGAAGCGTGTGGTGAGCGTCTTGGTGGGCACGCCATAGGCCGCAGTGAGCGTATAGGCGTCGTCGCCCTTGGCCTTACACTGCTCGGCAATGCTGGCATACCCAGACCAAGGGTTGTCCTTGCTGTGGAAGTAGACGATGCCTGTGTTCTTGGGCTCGTTCTCCTGAAGGTAGGGCACCTCGATGTTCCGCAGCAGCTCAGCCCGCCTCGACTCGATGGTCTTTGCCCCATCCAAGTAGTAGCGCACCGTCTCCGTCGTCCCGTCCTTGGGAGTGAACGTCAGCAGCAGCTTAGACCCACGGGTGGCCAGACGCAGGTAGAGCCGGTCCAGCATCTCCATCCCCATCAGGTATTCGTCGCACCAAGCCCCGACGTTCGTCCACTTGGGGCTCAGGCTCCCAAGCTCCATACCCTCAAGGATGGTTTGGTTCTGCTGATACTGGCTGTACGTCTTGAAGATGATGCGGCTACGGTTGGGCAGCACCAAGCTGTTCCCCGCAAAGCCATTCTGCATCGAATAGCTGATGTAGTGGGTTTCCTCCGTAGCCTTCTTCTTCAGCTCTAGCGGCAGGTAGGTGTAGACGGCACTCTGCTGCACCAGAATGGAAGTCTCCTGATTCTGGCTGAAGCAATACAGGAGGCTCTCCTCGTTCTCCAGCGCCGCCTTCACCACCGTCTTGGCCCCAAACATTGTCTTGCCGCTACGGTTGGCCCCTAGCAGGAGCAGCGTCTTGCGCCTAGCCAGCATCTCCTCCGCCTTCTTCCAGTGGGGCAGGTCCCACCCATAACGGTAGGGATCGCGCCTGCTATTGGCGATGGCCGAATGGTAAAGCTCGTGGAGCTTGAGGACATCCTCGGGCTCCATCTGGACCAACTCCTTGTCGGAGGGGGCCTTGAGAATTTCGTGCTTCTGCCAAACTAGGCTCATTTAGCCTTCCACAAAGCGTAGGGGTGGCAGGACATCCCAAGCGTCAGTTCCTCCACCAAATCATACTTGTCCTGCAAGAGGGGCAGGTAGGAGGGGTGGCCGTCCTGATGGCAGAGATAGGCGTTGTTGTTGGCTAGTTGCCCGTGACTCACCGTGAACAGGAACGGCACCTTGAGCAGCTTCAATATCTCCAGCCAGCAAGCAATAGAATGCAGCGAGCACTCATTCCAGCTATGGATGTTCACCGCCACATCCAGCAAGGGCTTCTGCTCCAAGAGCTGCTCAGGACTCATTACTTGAACGTTTTCAGTGTGGACGTACGTTTTAACGTACATCCGACAGACTTGCTGACTCACCTCCACCCCATCCGTGCACCAGTAGTCGTTGACGTAGGGGGACGCACTCACGGCCAGCCGCCCATACCCAGCGCCAATGTCCAAGAAGTTGCGCCTAAGCAGCCCGTGCTTTTTCAGGAACCAAAGCTCCGTGTTGGAGTCTAGCCACTGACGAGTAACGTGGCAAAACGCACTGGTGGGCACAGGCCTAGCGCCGTGGTTGACATCCCGCAACCGGCCATAGAAGTCGAACGGAGGTTCGCCCCAGCCATCAATCCAGTTGGCCACCTCCTCAAACTCCTCGGGCCTCTGGCTGTCCTGCTCCACAAAGACAGGGCTCTTCGCATACTGGTCTCCAGCGTCAGCAACCTTCTGCTGCCACTGGTCCCACATCGCCAAGCTCTTAACTCCCGCTACTAGGTGATTCATTGGTTACGTTCTTGGTTACAACTTCCAAAGCGTCAGCCCTGAGCTTGGCCCTAGCCTCCTCAATTGCCTTACGGGCATCCTCAATCGAAGGAGCCCCACCCTTGTGCTCAATCGTCACCCGATTGCCGTCCGTGGCCATAAAGAACTTATCGGCATAGATGCCGTAGCTCATAGCCAAGTCCCTGATGTTCACGCGCTTCAGGGCCCCCTCGTCCTCCGCCAGCATCTTCATCTTCTCCTGCTGGAGCATCCTCGCCCCCTCAATCAGCTCCATCGCATCCTGCGCCACAATCTCCTTCCGCTTCTCTATCAAGCCCTTATGCCGAGCCCGCAACCCCACAAGCGTGTACCAATCAACCCCCTCCTCCCGCACAATGCTCTTCCAGCTCTTTCCCTCAGCCATCAACTCCAACAACCTAGCCGCCCGCTCGGGCTGACGCGCCTCAATGCTACGGCCATTCTCCCCAGCCGCCACTATGGCCTTGGCCACTTCCTTCCTTATGGCAGCTCGTTCACCCATACCCCTGTGTAGGGAATACTGCCCAGTTTTGTCAACATCCACATCCATAAATCATAAATGGAATCTTTCTACTAAACCAGCGTAACCTTTGGTGCCTTCCCCCCGTCCCCTACTCCTTTCAATCCCCGGGAAACCCACAGGAACTCCTTCCGCTACCGGGCGACTGTGTAAATTTTTTTGAACCGACTGGGTGGACCCAATGGTCTGGACGCCCCGAAGGGGCGGGCAGCCCCCTCCCCCCCACCTACTGAACGAGCACCTTGGGAGGGAACAGGTGATTACTGCGAGCCTCTGGCTCGCTCTAGATTCGTGGGCAACAAAAAAGCCCTAGGGGTGAGCCTAGGGCTTGCGTGTGCGAGGGATATGTGAGGGCTAACCTATTGCTGTGAGTCCTCGTGCCCCTTTTTGGGCTTGGGTCGGGTGGGCTTGTCAGGCCCGCCGTAGAGGATGAGGTAGAGCAGAACGCTACAGATGGTGAGCAGGGCGGCTAGGGCTCCTAGGGCGAAGTCGGCAAAGCCGCCGAGTAGGTTGTGCTTCATTGGTTGAACAGGTCGTTGTACGACGCGGCGGCGTGATGGGTGCTGCCGTTGGTGCGCTCGATGGACCCGTAGTATTCCTTGGAGCTGCGCCAGTTGGTGGACTGAGGCGCAATGTATACCTTCTCCTTCTTGGTGAAGTTGGAGATGGATAAGGGACGGTGGGGCTTGCGGGTTGACCATTCAAGGGCGGTGAAGTCCTTGACGGGCGAGCAGTCGAGGGGCGTGGCGCAAGCTACGGCTTCCCTAGTGGTGCCGAAGGCGTAGCCGTAGCCCGGGATGCGGGCGGAGACTAGGCTGGCTTGGTCGTCCTTGACGATGGTGAGGCGCTTGGCCTTGGCATCGAGGAGGGCGAAGGCGAAGTAGCCTTCGATGGAGGCAAGGCCTGCAGTGCCCTTGTCCTGCATAGCGCGGAGGAGAAGCTCCGAGTCACAGGTGGTGGACGAGTTCTTGTAGTCGTCCGACTCAACGATGCCGTTGTGGACGAGAGCTTGCTCTACGTCTAGCATTGGATGCGTGTTGTTGAGGGACTTGCCACAAGTGGCCTTGCGTCCGTGGATGATGAGGGCGGAGCCATCGGAGGGCTCGTTGTAGCCCACTTGGTCGTGCCAGCCCTCCGACCATTCGGTGAGGCGATTGGTCAGGAGCGGGTTGGATGAGCGGATGTGGGCGAGCTTGCCAGATCGTGAAATCCACGCTGCGCCGAAGCCATCGCGTTCGCCAGTGCGCTCGAAATAGCGCCAAGCGTGGCGGATGATGGAGTTACGCTGGGAGGGCTTGTGGCCCGTGAGGAAGAGAAGCTTACACATTGTAGTGATAGTAGGATTATTCGCTGTCGGTGGTCGTGTCGGTAGCAGCAGTGGTGTATTGCGCTGGATTGAGTTCTCGATGGCGGGCTCGCCAGAATGCGAGGTCGTGCGCGGGCAGCGGAAGCTGCTCAAGGGTGGCGATACACGAGCCAGCCTTGGGGCCGCGAGGCACAGCACGGATGAGTTCGACGAGTCTGAGCCAGCTAAGCACCTTGGTGTAGTCTAGGGTGGCAGAGCCGCATCGAACTTCGATGGTCTTATGCGCGTTCCACGACTGCACGTTAACGGCGCGGTAGCGGTCGTGAGGGGAAACGCCCCACTTGCAGTAGGTGTTGTCTCGACGCGAGGCTGGCAGCAGTTCCATTAGGGCGTGCAGCCACTTGTCCATCACCTTTGCGCGGGCAACAACCTCTGAGTATGACAGGCTTCGTGCGTCGAGGTGCACGTGCAGCCCGCACGACTTGTTGACGCGCAGGCCAAGCGTCGCGAAGCGCTTGCACAGGTTGAACAGACGGGGTTCCGCAACTGCTCGGTCGAGCAGGACGCGAATCTCGTGGCCCTGTGCGTCGCCGGGAGGGCGAATTGACCCGTCAGACGCGACCCGCGTCCATATCGGAAGTGCTTGGATCAGTTGCTTGCGCTCGATTAACCCGTAAGATTCGAACTCCAACCCTACGGCGTGTTGGTAGTTGTATAGATCGAATGTGTGCCGGAGGCTCCATAGGCTGGAGGTGTGCCTTCCCGGTGCGAGCGGCACCGAGTAGATGAGGTCGTACATGCGCGATGATAGTGTCTTGGTGAGCGGGTCGCGGATGCCGCCATCGACGGCCTCGATACGGCGGCTGCGGATATGTGAGGCGCAGTTTAGCGCTATCTCAAGCGATGGATTTGTGATTAGTCCGCGAAGGCGGCGGAACCGGGCGGGTACATGGGTTCGCAAGATGGATTGCGGGACCCAGACGACTTCGTCGCTCCCGCTCACGCGGAATGCGATAACGCCGGATTCGGTGCGCATCAGGCCGTTGATGTAGTGAGTGACGATTCTGCCCGTCAGTTCGTTGGCGGGGAGGCCCGTGGTGACGGACCAAGCAAGGCCCTCTTGGGCGAGGGCGCTGCGGATGGTGGACCAAGTGATGGTCTTCATAGGTAGGGTGATAGTAGGTTAGGCTCCGATGGAGTCGTTGTCGTTGGGATTGGCGAGGCAGATGGCGTCCCAAGTGCTCTCTTTCTTCTTCAAGTGTGCGCGCATCAAGTCGCACAGCTTGGTGTAGGTTTCGTAGGCGCCAGCCTCGTCGATGGTTTCGATGGCATTGGAGCCGAGCCCGTAGGCGAGGCGGAACAGCGCCCGTTGGGCGTTGTCGTATTCCTTGTAGGCGTTGTAGTTGGCGCGCTCGGTGGCGCTCAGCTTGTATTTAGCTTTCATGGTTGTGTCGCGTAGTCACGCGCCGGTCAGGCGCGGCCCATAGCCGGGCTAGCAACCCCCGAAGAGGGGGAAAAGAAGAAGGTGTAGGTGCACACATCGGCAATCTGCCGGTTGTGCTGCGAACGGGCGACGAACTGCTCGCTTACGTCGATGAGTTCGGAGGCGTCGTGGCCCCATTTGGCGAGGAAGTCGTCGCACTCTCGGCACTCGTGGTCGGACAGGTCGCCCTGCTCGCCATAGGCGATGTAGCACGCCCAGTAGGCGGGCAGTTCGTACTTGCGGGTGTTACGCAATGTGAGCTTCATATGTGGAAGAGTCGTATGGGG